TCAGGAAGCATGGCTGCCACGGCCTTTCACAGGCACGAAAGCCAAAATATTGGACTTGCGGAAAGCCCTCGGCTCCCCGGTTTTCAGGCAGGTGGCCCGCACCAGGTCTCCTTTCACCGCATGAACTTCGATCCGCCGCTGCGACACTCGCCCAGCCCGGTCGATGTAAATGATTTCGAGGATTTTTCCAATGTATTTTTCCACCAATACCATCTCCATATAAGAACGTTTGTTTGTATTATATGCGAACATTCGTTCTTTATTCAACAAGAAAAATTTCCGTTTTCAGGGGAGGTATGGAAGCCAAAGCAAGTTTAACAGGGAATTAAATGCGAATGGATGGAATTCCCTTTTCGATGAGGTCGTTTAAAAGAGGAGATATTAACTTAAGTTATATATATGCTGTACAGAAAAATATAAGCTGCGCGGATGAAGCGAGGCAAAACATATGACAAATAAACCCAGGGCGCCAGTGATCCGTACCTGGTCCAAAGTTGCCCCGCCGTAACTAATTGCCGTTTATTCAATTTCCTACAGGAAGGGGTCGAACTTAGATGTGGAGACAAAGAGACCGTTACCGGAGTTGGGGAAAAGGCGTGCTGTGGATCAGCGCGTTTGCCATCCTGCTCGCCTGCGGATATGTGATATATACTTTGTTTTCGGTGTATTGGGGAAAGTAGGCTCGGGATTTCGTGATTTTTCGCTGCCGCGTAATCGGGTTCAGCGCCGACTCATCGTCCCTTGCGCACTTTTCTGCGATCACAGTCAGGATGTCTTAAGCGTGGTTAAAATGTTTTTTTGCAGCCGGTTGAATGCAATCGCCGCTTCCTCGCGGGTTAGAGGCGCTCCCGGACGCGTGCCGTCAAACAAGCCTCCGGCTTTAGCCTCGGCCCAGTCTTTGGCCGCCCATTCGCTGACCTGGTGAATATCCCGTTCCGTCATGTTATGTTCCTCCTTTTCGTGTTGATTGGCCGGGTTGAGATAGTTCGCCTTCATGTCATCCAAGCTCCCCTTGTACTCGTTCAAATCGACGTTTCCCGCGATCCCGGCCACCTTGCCGCTGTCGCTGTACTGCCAGAAGTCCCATCGGTTCCAGGCGGGCACGTCATAGGGAACATTGGAACTGTACCGCGCGACCCAGAGCGGATATTGGCCCAACGAAGGTTGGAATTGCTGAGCGAACGCATTTCCCGTATAGATGATCGGAACGATGCCGGTCAGTTTCTGAACCTCTTTCAAAAAGGCGTCCGCCACAGCATTGATTTGGGATTTGCTTAAACCTGCCGGATTATTTTCGTAGTCCATGACAGGCGGCAGATCGAAGCGAATGCCTGAGGCCTGGATCGTTTTCGCAAAATGCCGCGCCTGTTGTTTGGCGGATTCCAGTATTGCCGCATCCATGAAGTGATACGCGCCGATCAAGAGACCGGCGGCCTTGGCGCCGGAGGCGTTTACTTTAAACTGCGGGTCTACCCAAGCTGTTCCTTGCGTCGCTTTGATAAAAGCAAAAGATATCCCGTCCGCCTTGACTTTAGGCCAGTTGATGCTGCCCTGCCAGCGGGATACGTCGATTCCTTTTGCGTTACGGCTGTTTCGTGCCTGCATCCTCATTTTCCTCCTCGCTGTCTCCGCTTTTGGATTGAAAAATCTTCACCGCGTTCCGCAGCACCCCCGGCATCGGGATGCCCATCCGCCCGACGTTTTCAATGATCGACAAAAGCTCTGTCGCCAGATAAAAAAAGATCACCGCATCCCGGATATAATGACCTTCGCCCAAAATCCCGTCGATCAGATGCGCGATCGATACAAGTATAAATATCGTGACCTTGCGGATAATCCCCTCATGCCCGATCCGGCTACGCAGCTCGCCGTTCATCCACGCCGCCACCCACCCGGTAACCCAGTCCGCAATCACGAAAACGAGCAGCACTTGGAGGAGGATGGAAAAACCGCCTACAGCGTAGCCCAGCACCGCTCCGAAAATAGAGGCCGTGTTGGTGATGATGTTATTGATCTGATCATTCATGTCGGTTGCCTCCTTGTTGATAATTGTATGAAAAATGCCCCCAGGGTTCGGGGGCGCGAAAGTAATGTATAATGTAACTCAATTCTAATATTGGTTTGTGCGCTTTTCGTCCTATAATGTTAAAGAAACCACTATAGAAGAGAATATTGAGATGTTTGTAGATTTAAAACGGTATGTTTCTTAGTCTGTTGGTTGTATAAAATTGAAACCTGTCCATTATTTTCGAGACTTCGCCGAATGTAATGATTATAGATTAATCCAGATACATTGATACTTGAATTTAGTTATCCTGACCCTAATGACCTGGTTTTCACTGGAGCCAGTTTACCGCTAGATTCCCATTGGGTATTTACGTCTTATTGTTAGTAAATTTTTGCCCCCAAAGCACTCATAAGCATTCTCCTTCCTTAGTCATAAGCCCACCAAAAAAAACTGGTGCTAATTAAGTTACCAGGCACGGGTAAACTAAAACCTGAAGAAGTAACAACTAGCGGTCCATCAAATTTATAATCAATTACTGAGTTATTAGTGAATACTAGAATGTCCGCTGCAAAGTTTCCCCCATAATTTATATCACTAGAATAGATGATAATTGTTGATCCGCTTGTCAGAAAAATAACCCTGGGCATAAAAGTTAAACCGATGTAAGTGACAACTGATACCGATGATTGGGTTGAATTCGGCCTTTCTACTATAATAGTGTCAGCAGAACTAATAATTGTCCCTTTTGCAAAACGACCAGATACAGAGATTTGCCCGATCTTAGCTGCTATTGAAGACCAAGTGTCATTTGCGGATGCAGGTACTCCCTTGGCGTTAACCGCATCCGCAATGCTGATTTTAGCATTAACGCCAGATTGAAAAAGATCAGGTGACCATGCGCCCCAAGCACCTGCGTATCTCATACGCATATAAAGCGTAGGTATAGAGTTTTCCAGAACTGTAACTCTTTGCATGCAGAAATTTGTATTAAGGTAACCAAAAACTTCCACATAAAACCAGTTACCTACAACAGGCGTATTATATAATGATGTTCCGAAGTATTGTCCGTTAGTGAACAGACTGTCTAGATCAGTTCCTGATATATCAACGCCTCTTCCTGAATCATCAGTCAGTTTGTGCTTTTGCCAGGGTTTAGCATCTACATATGTTTTTGAGGCTTTATCCGCCAATTGCACAGCAACTTTTCCCATAGCTAACTCCGTAGCTGCAACATTCTCCCGCGTTCCATTCGTCTCATTCGAAAGCTGTACAATCCCCGGAACTGTTAAAGATGCATACGGAATCTCAATAGCATGTAACTCCTCCCGTACCTCGCCCACCGCAGCATCAATCTTATCCCAGTTGTCATTCAGCATCGTCTGGATGTTGAATGTATCGTTCCCGTCCGTGACGGGGTCTTTTTTCAATAAGTTAAGGTTAGGTGTATTGCTAGCCAATGTGACCACCTCCTGCAAATTTGGATAAAGAGATCCGCTCCATGTCCTTGAGCAATAAAACTCCGTGAAGATCTTTGATCAGCAAGTAGCTGAACTCATACTCCACCGCCAGATGCGCCGGTTTGATCTCTTCGATGACCGCTTTCAGGTCGTCCAGATTCGGCGGAACGCCGATCGTATCGACGAACTTGATCGTAAAGCTCCATTCGGCGGGTTGAAAAGTTACGTCGACGGTGCCTCCGTCGTACGCTTCGGCGACGTTCTTGACGAGTCGGCCCGAGAATTGGCCGGCCCCGCGGAGCTTGGATTCGACCAGGGAGCGGCGCTGTTCCAGCGGCTTGGCCCGGTCCGTCGCGATCCCCAACTCGGATTCCCACCGATCCAATCCCCAGGTCGCCGTCCGGACAAAAAACTGATCCAGCGTCTCGTTAAGCGCGTCGTAAAGCGCATCCAGCTCCGCACCCTTGGCGGCCATGTCATATTTTATAATCCGTGAGTTTTCATAGAATCCGGGCAAGTAAGAAAACATCTCGCGTCCGATCGGACTTTCCATGTCATATAAACCCGTCTTCGTCACAACCGGATTCGTCATCATGCCCGCACTACCCATGGATATCCACCGTCCCTAACACGGCGACCTGCCCGGATAAAATCTCGATATTGGCATCGCTTCTGCCGTTTACGGTCAAGTCGGCATAATCCACGATAGGTGGAATATCCAGCAACACCGCCGCGATCCGAGTAAAACGCACAAGCGGATCGGCAAAAGCCAGCGTCTTCAAATAAGCGAGAATCCCGAATTCAATGCTTTTTTGGACCTCATCTCTCGTAGCTCCGGCAGCCAATGTCAAACGAACCGAGAGATGAATAGGCACCTCTTCGGCCGCCATCACCTTCACGACCGGTCCAGCCGGAGCCATCCCTTCCCCTTGTCCGTCCATCGTCGGATCGATGTACTCCTGGACCGCGGTCACGATCTCGGCATTCGCCGCCCGTTTCTCGGCGTCGAGCAGATAGATCCCCACGGTTCCCGGACCGTTCCAGAGCGGCCGCACCTGAACGCCGCCCACACCCGGCACTTCTCCCGCCCACTTCAAATACTGGGCTTTGTTGCCGCTGGTCCCCTGATTGCGAACCTGGGCATAAAAACGCTCCAAGAGCAGTTCATCCGACTCCGTATCGGCTCCTCCGCGGGTTTCCTTCGGGTTCGTTACAGCCGTAATCCCGCCAACCGGCGAGGACATGACCGTAATGACTCCTGCCGGGACGATTCCCATGCGACCAGTCATCGAAGCCCGGATCGATGCAACGCCTAGCCCATCGGCTCCCAAAGCGACGGACTCCGTCGTCTCGAATTCAATCGAAGCTTCGGCCGTAATTTCGTCGGCCGGAGTAGCCACCACGGTACCGGCGGGCACGACCGCCCCCGGCACGCCGGTGAACCGGACAGCTCCAGTCGCCGCAACGGCTGCCCTCCTTGTAATCCCGTGTTCGGCCGCCCTCAGGTTGAGATATTCTCCGTAGGCCGTACCCGCGAACCCCCGCTGCAACACCTGCTGGGCCCAGCCCGCCGCTTCTGCCAGCACGAAGGCCACCGGGGCCTGGGCATCCCAAATAAAAGAACCCTCGGATTTATCGATATCCGAAGGTACCCGCTCCAGCATCCGCTGCATGATCATTTCTTCATTTTTTTCCTGCAAAAAAAGCGGCAGCTCCGCCATCAGCTCACGCTCCCTTCCAAAGTCAATTCTTCATCGTGTATATTCGCAACCCGGCAAGTAAAGGAACACCGTTCCCCCTGCCATTCAAAAACAAAACCCTCCACGCTTGCCGTACGAGGGTCAATCAACAACGTTTCTCTGGCGATCCGCTGGATTTCGCTCTCCTGAACGGCCCGGCTGTAGCCTCTGCCAATGAGTTCCTCGAATTCTTGCCCATAGTCCCGCGAATAAATGAGATGTCTGTAACGCGGCGTGCGGATTGCCTTTTGGCACCACAGGATCCAGGCTTCCGTGCCTTCGGCTCCGGCTATTTTTCGCGTAGGCGTCATAACGAATTCTCCTGCATCAAAATCAAAACGCCAGCTTCTCCCAAAGCGCACGCCCTCATCCTGAACTTCGGACAACTGGTCCGCTCCCCAGGACTGTTCCGTATTTTCCGGAAAAAGATTAGCCACCTCTGCTCACCACCTTGCAAATCACGATTGCGTCATGCCCTCCGTTCAACGGGATCACAAGGACCCGGTCGCCGGGCTTATACTGCAATTTTAGAGACGATTCCTTTGTTTCGGAGGCTTCAAAAGAGTAATTCGCTTTTCCTTGAATGCCGCCTCCTCCGCTATCCTTAAGTCCCGTAACGGTTCCAGCCAATTTCAACTCAGGTAGCTTCAAGGTTCCGGGAAATTCGGCCACATAATAATCCCCGATTTCATGCTTGAACCGATCCAGCTTCAAACCGGAGGATTTAATCGTGCCAAGCTCGACGGCTACGCCGGAGAGAACTTCCTTGGTCTTGTTTACGGCATTGTCCCGTAGAGTAACCGCGAGCGCGGTGAATGGATCAACCGTCAAGAAAATACCTCCTTTTCACGTCCTCGAAAGAAGACAATTCCAGAGTCATATGCCCAGGATCGCCAAGTTGGTGGGTTACCGAGGTAACGATCAATCCCAGCCCGTTAAAATTCACCTTATCGCCGGCTCGAACCGTGTTAAGGTCCGTACAAGATACGGAATAGGAGACTCCTTTTCCCGTAAGCATCGATTCCGCCAGTTTTTTTGCGGCTTCCGTGGTTTTGACGTCGTCATCCTGAACGATTCGCTGAAGTACGCCGAACTTGGCCGTCTCTCCCGAAGCAATAGCGAGGACCTTGGCCGGGGCATCCTCTCCGCTCTCCGTCCCCAGTACCTTGACTCGGGTCACCGTTTCTTCCAGCGTACGGCTCTGCGTCGCCTCTTCGATGCCTTCCAATCGCCAGACGGTTTTGTTGCCGCCGATTTTGAACAGTTCCAGCCCGGAAGCTGTCATCCGCGGGATATACATGTCGCCGCCGGATTTCACTGTCTCCTTCAGGTCGGACATGATCATGCTATAAATCGTTTGGGCGCGATACACCGATTTCTTTAGCCTGGTTTTCGTATCCGGAAGGGACCCCAGCTTGATTTTCCAATCGGTCGCATACTTTTTCAGTCGCTGAGAAGCCGTTCCGCCCGCCGCAAAAAGACACTCATCCTCCGATTTCGCCAGATAGATCGTACAGTCGTAAACCGTAAGGGTCATCTTCTTGATCAGACTGGCCGTGCTGCTGCACTCCCAAACCACGCCGGGATGCAGCAGAGGTACCTGTTTGGTTGCACCGAACGGCACGCCGCTGATCCGGATTTCCTGACCGGGTTCGATCCCCGGAAAATCTCCCGGAATGTTCAAGGTGATGGAGGCCTGATAGGCGATCTGATCCAGCGATTCGGTCAGCGAGATACTCTCGATCAACTCGCGGAGATAATACTTGTTTTGCAGCACCACCTCGTAACTCATGACGGCATCACCAGCTTTTGCCCCGGTTTGATCTTGCCCGGATCTTTGCCGATGATTTTGACATTCGCATTGTAAATGGCCTGCCATTTGGCACTGCTCCCGAGCTCCAGCTTGGCGATTTTGTACAGCGTATCACCGGATTTGACCGTGTAGGTTTTGGCTTTCGGCTTGGTGTCCGGCCGTGATCCTTGTGTTTTCGGAGCAGCTGACGTGTTCGTATGGAACTTCATGTCCCGCCAAGTGCGTGCCGTCACTTCAAAATACACATCCCCCGGCTCTCCGCCTTTAAACGTCGTGTTATGCGCGGAGATCATCACCAGCACGTTGACCGCGGTTTCAGTGATCATCAGCCGAACCGGCGTCTTGCTGTTCATCATCCGGGTGAGCTGATTCATCGCCTCCTGCGGGTCGGGAAGATTCTTGTACTTGCAGTACCCTTTGTCATACGACACCGGAAAAAAAGAAGAGAAGGCGATTTCCTTCACCTTCTCTCCCGCAGGGAATTCGTATTCCCCGAGCGATAAAATATTGACCGTCTCCAACGATTTCCCTCTGGAGATCGTAATTTCTTCGGGATTGACCGGAAAATGAAAATCATTTCCCGCCCCGTCCCTCAAGTGAATATCCACGCACTTCCCTCCTTATCCCATATTCTGCAACTTTAATCGCATTTGATTGGCCATTAACTGGGCAGTAATTATGCTAAGTTCTTCAATGTTGAGTTCGTCTTTGTTGGAGTTAAGCTTAATGGCCCCCTCTGCAAAAGAAACGTTGATAGAAACTTCTTTTTTGCCAGTAGCTTCACTATCAGGTGGTTGTACGCCTATCGGGAAACCAAAGGTGTCATTCCTGAATTTTTCAAATTGTTCCATAGGACTCTCATATTTTTTTGGTTCATATAAATCCAGATAACTTTGAAACGGATCTATCATAAGACTCGGAATTTGAACTTTTGGTGAAGTTATCTTCTTTTCTACAACTGGATCAGGAACAGGAGTTCCCATAATATAACGCTGCGGCTTTTCTGGCCTTGTAACTCCTTGCACGCCAGGGGCCATAACTCGGTCAGAATATACAGTTGGCTCGTGCTCTGAAGTAAATACATCATACAGTCCTCCGCCGATCAATTCTCCGGCACGATCCCCTGCTACACTTAGTGCTAATCCTAATAAAACATTCCCGACTCCTGGAAGTCCAGAACCAAAAAAGACTCCAAGTCCCCCTCCTACCGCACCACCAATCATTCCTCCAATCTTTTCAGCTCTTTCTCTATCTGTTTTAGCAGTAGCAAATTCTGCAATATCAATAGGTGTACTTAAATACCCAAACTTAAGTTTTTTTATCAACTTAGAACCATTATTCTTCAAAAATGGCCATGCAGATCCTTTAACCCAACCTGTAGCAGGTTCAAGATATTTCCATATCTCACTTGGCTTTTTCTTGATATTTTCCCAATAATCCTTAACTGTATTAGTGAATTGTGGTATTTTTTCTTTAAGGATTTTATCCCCTTTACCTTTTATAGCCTCAAAAGACATATCATCCAAAAAACCAGCTATCCACTTTTGCACACTGGATATCTTCTCCGGGATTGATTTAATCCCATTCTTTTTCTCTCCCGTAACTCCGCCCAAGCCCTTCTGGCTACCTTCTAGATTAGCTACCCATCTTAAGTTAATCCTTTGCATAATCTGATTAGGATCTAATATCTCAAGAAAAGCTTGAAAAAAGCTCTCCCCCGCTTTCCTTCCAGCCTCAGCATAAGGCGATTCTTCCTTATCCATCAGTAGCTTTCGATCTTCTTCAGCGAAGTCGATTCTCCGTTTAGGGACCATTTCTTTCGGTGATTCGGCTAGTCCCAATGCTCCCATCATCACATCCTTCAACCCGCTGCCAAGGGCAGTACCGATGGAAGAAGAGATCTTCTGCAAGGTGCCTTGACCTTCTGCGCTTATCCAGTTGTCAAAAGAACCGCCAACCACCCCATCCCAATCCACTGCCTCCACCGAAACCCGCCATGGCCGCATACTGAGGCCGATCAGCGAGCCTTTGATTCTTGCGGCGGCTGCGGTTACGTTGTCCACAAGATGAACCATGGGCCGGACCTTGGTCCGTTGAATTTGCGTAAGAGTTCGCTTCACTTTTTCGGCGGCGGAAGTAAAGCGGTCATCTAACGTGATTTTCGGAGCAATCTTGGTTTTACCTAAAACAGCGGCCCGTCGCTGAGTTTGTTGAAGGAGCTTATCCAAGCTGCGAAGCTTTTTGTCCGTCTTGTCGACCTCATCGCTGTCGACTTCGATTTCCAATCCCAAAATTTCTTTTTTAGCCATATGCCACCTCCTTTCTCCGTACAGCGCTATCTACTTCAAGAGCCTCAAGGCGAAGGAGGCAGAGACATCATCTCCAGCTCCCTCTCCGAAAAAGCTCGAAGCAGCAGGCGCTCTCCTTTGGGAAGAGACCAGAACGCCCCGGGGCGAAGATGATGCCGCGTCCACAAATGGAACAGCAGCGTCGTCATGCCGCCGGAGTCAATCAGTTTTTTACGTCGTCGATGTCCACCCCAAAGCCGGAAATTTCAAGCACCTTGTCGCCCACGGCATCCAGTTCCCCGGCCAACAACAATCGGCGGACGGCTTCTTCGCCGCCGGACAGCTTCAAGCGGCTAATGAGCCGTTCGTCACCCCAACCGCTGAGTTTCACGCTTTGCTCCCCGCCTTGCTCCAGCTTTTTGACGACCTCCAAAGCCGCGGTCGCTTCCTTGATCAAAGCCGCGTTAAACAGCTCGCTGTCGATTTTTTCCGAAACCTGGCCTTTCGTGGTCTTGCGAACCGTGCAACGTTCACGAATCGAATCGACTTTGCTGGAGGTCAGACCCCGCAAGGTGATCCGTAAGCTTAGACGTCCAATAAAAACGGTCTCTTCCGGCAAATTCACTGCCGTCTCGAAGAGACCGTCCAAAATATCCTGTTCATTCAGTTGTTCCGTACTCATTGAATATGTCCTCCTTATTTTGGCTCTCCGTGGAATTAAGACACGACGATAGGATCCAGCAATTCGTACGACTCGAAAGTAAAGGCAGTTTCTTCCGCTACTTCCTCACCTGCGGTCCAGTTGGCGAGCTGGATTTTATCCACCATGCAGTTGTTCAACTGAATACGCTCAAAGCCGTAAGCCTCCGGATCGTCGAGCTTATGGATAATCGAAAACTTCTGGAATTCCCGCGTAATCATATCGGATGAAACTTTGTAGCCGCTCATCGTACCGGTTCCTTTTTTGCGACCCAATTTAAAGACGGTGTAGTCCGTGCCGACAAGATTCAATTCGCGTTTCTCCGCCTCAACGTTAGCTTCCAGATGATTCAGGTTCGACTGCCAAACTCCATCGATAAAAATCTGGCCGAACGTTCCCATGATGATGCGTCCCGGATCAAGATATTGTGCCATTTGCTATTCCCCCTCAAAATTATTGCACGTAAAACGTGCCGAAAATTTGTTCCATCACATCGGTGTCATCCGCCGTCCACGACAGGAATACCTGATCGTCTTCCGGTTGGAATTGCGGCGCGCTGCCGTAAAAACGCGGATCCAGCGTCACATCGAATCCGGTGGACTCGATGACGTTTTCAAGCGCAAGGGTTTGCAAATACTGCTTCCCGGCACTGATCAAGGCAAGTCGTCCCTCTTCGGTGTTGTTCACCTTGCCGATATAATTGTCCTCGGCGGTACGCTGCAAATCAGCGTTGATCTGGTCCAGCACCCGGATTTTGCGAATCTTCTTCCAGCCTTTGTTCTGGCCTTCCCGCAGCGTAACCAGACTGTTCACACCCCGCAACACCTTCACTTTACGCCCGTCATGTACCAGCAAAAAAACACCGTTCTGTACGCCGGACTCCTGCTCGGACCGGGTCCAGCGGCGGGTCACGTCCTCAAAAGGAGCGGCCGCGTAGGTTGAAGATTCCTTCAGGGACTGGCCTGCAATCAGCCCGGCAACCCAAGCCGCCACCTGGGCCGAGGAATAGGACTTGCCGTTCATTTTGGCGCCTGTACCGACGTTTACGATACCTTCATAATCGATGGCCGTACTGCGGGTGACCGCCTTATTAACGGCATCAGCCCCGGTATCTTCGGCCACTGTACCGCCAAGCGTCGCGATTATACCTTTCCCCTCGTTACGGACGCGCTTCAACCAGGCTACAATGCTGGTCCGGAGTGCAGCATCAGTCACGCCGTCAAGCGTAAGCACATGGAAATCCTGCGTCTCGAACGCTTCAGTCGCTTTCACGTAATCACCGTTCGTAATGCCGGAAATACCACTCTCCCCGCGGAAAAATGCCTCGCCGGATACATCCGCGAGCACGCCGTCGGCGATTTTTACCGCTGTGATCCACTTGTTTGCCGCATCGCTGTTAATAGCCTCGACAGCCGTGGTGGCTTCCCCGTCACCGATCGCAATCGTACGAAGCAACGTTCCGTCCTCGTAGAGCTTCAGCTCTTTGGCGTTCGCTACGGACAGGCTCGGTTGAATCGTTATTTTAAAGCCATTGCCCCGTTTGCCCGGGTAAATGGCCTTCAGCACGACGCTGTTCTCGGCTGTTGCCGCCGTATTTTTCAGCGTCAATTCCGCTGCAGCCGCCGAACTGTCGGCGATCCGATAAGCGAGTAGTTTTTTCGGCCCGCCCAGCAAAGCAAAATACAAGGTCGTTAAAGCGGATGCCCCGTCAGACTCATCGTCCGAAAACAGTTCCTTGATCGCGGCTTCATTCGCCACCTCGACAAATTGATTGACTGGCCCCCAATGGGATTTTACCGGGGCAACCACGACGCCGCGCGCGCCCGGCTGAATCGCCGATCCCGCCGCGCTCACGAAATTCATGTACAGGCCGGGAAGCACCGGCTGATTCGTCAAACTCCAATTTCCTCCTGCCATCTTACAGCACCTTCCTTTTCAAAAATTGTTGGACTAGCTGTTTTGCCTCTTGCACGCCGAAGGACTCTTGATGAGCCCCGTGGAGTGCTCCTGTCAGCACTTCGGACTTTACGCCCAAGAGAGACTGGCTATTTTCCGCTAATTCATTAAGCGAATAAACCGGAGTCGTCTTGGATTTGGAAGATTCCTTTTGGGTAGCTTTCAAAGTTTCTCACCTCAAATATGGGATTCATAATGGACGAACTGCATAAGCGGCGGCGCCGCCTCATCGGCCAAAGAAGTCACTCTCCGGCTTAAAGTTACGGTAAGCGGCCCTTCGCCGGTTGCGGCATAACCATCCGCGCTCGCGTTGGTTCTGGTATTCACCTGTGGGGTGATCACCCTTACAAATTTCCGGTCACCCGCCCCAATCGGGATCTTTACCGCCGCCGCCAAGCCCTCAACCAACTGCAATAAAGCTACATGCTCCTGGTTGGAATCTTTGGCTTGGATAAAGGCCGTTGCTTTCTTTTGCAGCTCATAGGCCGACGACCCTCTCGGGGTTGCATCCATTTCGGTAATCCGCCACAGGATCGAAGGAGTCTTCGGCTCTGGCGGCCAGTTGCCGCCGTATACGGACCAATCCGCCTCTAATGCTTGCCGTGTCCAAGCCGCGAGCGCCGTTAGCCACGGATCGCTGGTGATTGGAGTGAGCTCAGCCAAAGGCTTTGGAGATAGCACTGAAAGTTGCAAATTCCGTTGGATCGTATCGCGTTCATCATCGACGATGTCCGTACCGACTTGCCCTTGATAGAATGCAACCCGACTGCTTGTCGCTTCATCTCCTAGTAACTGCTTGTCCAAAGAATTGGCGATGGACGTGGTCAAAAAATCCAGTTCACTGGTAGGAGCATTGATCTTGGAAACGTAAAGGCGGATCTGAAAAAGATACCTCAGCCCCTTCCAAGGATTGCTCCCGCTGTCGCCCTCAAGGGACAGAACTGCATAGGGTTTGACGGGATTGACTCCTTCCGGAACTACCAGATAATAAACCTCTTTCAACTCCGGAATCGACTCGAGCAGTTTGGTTCGAATGACAGTAAGCGTTTGGTCTAGAATGATGTTTCACCTCCTTTCACGGGATGTGGCGAGGTTGTGAGAAATCCTTTTGACCGCTCCATTCAACAAAAAAAAGCCGCCATTAAATCGGCGACTTTGTCTTATTGAGCAGTTTCATCAAATCATGCGTCTCTCACTTGTTTTCCACAATATAAATTTAACACATCATAAGACAGATAGATGGACAGGCATCGGGCCGAAAACGGACAAGAGAGCGGCCATCCATAGGCTAAATGACAACCTAATAGCCTAGCAGAGAATTAGTAGGAAATACCCGTGATAAGTTCAAACTCTCCGGGAGTAATTACTCCGAACGAAACATATTGCCGGAGTTGAGGTTCCTTGGCCCATTTTTTCTCATAGTAGTACTTCAAACGCTCAAAATCGTTTTCAAACATTCGTCGTCCCTCCTTGATTTTCTACGCTCAATAAACGCAGTTCCAAACCAACAATCTGCGCTCCGAGCGCTTCGTTCTGAAGTATAAGCTCTAATGCTTCAAGCTCACGGGCCACCAACTCGGCACCCATGCGATCAAGTTCAGTCGGCCCTTGGGGAAGCGGTCTGGTTAGCTCCTCGATTTCTTCGGGCGAGAGACCTTCTTTCCAATACGTTGAAGGGTTTTGGGCCTCATCTTGCTCTCGTTTCTCCCAAGCTGCCAGATCAAATCGCGGGTGAAAAAGACCGGGTGGAACCGGAATCCCGACGATGTAGCCGACGGGTTGATGGGCTACTTTCTCTTCAATTTTTTCAAATTGGGAATAAAAAGGGACGACACCGGAGAAGGCATCGTCCATGATTGTGTCCTCTATAAAGAGGCCTTCTGAATCTACTTTACTTACTGCTTTCAACGTTATCCCTCCCTTATTACTCTACCAAGAACATGACGCCTTCAAAACTGACGTAATCCGGACCAAAATTAGCAACATTAACATTGCCATTCGGATATACATCAACATATGCAGGTACGATTTGGCCTACATTTGACGACAGTGTGATAAACCGACAAACATTGGCAGGTCGATACCCGACTGGAAGTTTAAAGACAGTAGATACGGCTTTAGCAACGAAAATCCCAGTAACTACGACCATCGAATTTGTATTTTTTTTATAGCGGACAGGATCCGAACCTTGCCCCGCTCCATTTAACAACGTCGGCGTGATCCACCCAGGCGAATCCTTCTCCGCCTTTTTCTGCTCCACCACGCTTACCCGCAGTAAAGCTTCGGCTACTCCAGCAGTCAAGTCACTAATCTGCGCATTTTCATTCGTGGCCAGTGTGCCAGTAAACGGCTGAATCGGTGATTTATCGAGCTTAAGGTAAGTAACGGAATATGTTGCATTTTGATCGAATTCTGTCCATGGTCTGTCTAAATATTCCTTTCCAAATGAGTAAACATCAGTCTTCATATGGCGGAAATCATTTGTTTTTTGATTTTCATTATATACTGTAATAAAGGAATCAACAGAGAAATTTAATTTTGAGCTTAGTGTTGGTTTATGATTAATAACTGCCCACAGATTCTGATTACTTACATTGCTAGGATTTGCCTTCTCACGCAACACAATCCCTGTGCTGACTTCGACAAGGTTATCCCCTTCGAGCAGCGTCAGGCAGCCTTCCGAAACGACTGGTTCGACGGTTTCCTTTGCGAGACGGTATAGGATCTGATAGGGTGTCCACCTAGAATTAATTACGGTTGTCGGCAAAATATAGCCAGAATTTCCAGAACCAGCCTCAAAAACACCTATCTTTGAGGTAGTAATAGGAGTTCCAATTCCGACATAGCGTTTAAGCCATCCCTTGGTTCCGATCCCGCTATATTGTTCATAGGTTGTATTCCAAGTTTCCTGAGATGTCATCACCCACCCGTTAAAATATGCCTTAATCTCGTCCTCTATCGGCACATACGAGATTTTGTAATTAACGACGAGTTTCTTCCCCGAGGCCGGAGCTGCCGCGACTGTAAATTCCCGCTCGTTGACGGATGTTACACTAACGGGAGTGTTGTCGACTCTCGCTGTCACAGTTTCCGACATAACCCAAAGCCCCGTTGGTGGTGCTGGCAACATAAATTTTACCGTGGAACCATCTCCGTTGAACTCATAGACTGCATCTGCTTCACCCCATCCGCTATCCGAGTTACTCACGGACAAATAAAGATAATTGTCAAATACAATAGCGAGGTCGCCGGAAATCCAGTTGTCAGGAAGAGTGTTCTTCAAGGGGGCGCCATTGTACTTTACGACAGTTTGAGAATAGGTTTTCGCATTTGGCAGGGGACAGGCGAAAACTTTATATCCCGGTCGAGCTTGCGCCGACAGCCATCCGGAGAAATTATTTAAAGTTTTCTTGCCCCACTTTGCCAATCTGAAATATTGCCCCTCTTTCTCGAACAATACGTCGGGATCACTCCCGTCGACTGGACTCGCGTGTAATTCAGTGTGGAATGCGAGCATTGTGTCCCAGCGTGGTTTGAACGGCTTACTATTGGATCCGATAACGAGCATCGGATTATTAAACTTGACGACATTAGGTGATGTATCAGTATTCACATAAACACGTAAATACTTTGTTCCGGATGGCGTTGTAAAAGTATTCATTAAGTAATCAGGAACAACAGCTATTTTTGCCTCGTTGATTGCGATCGCATACAATTTATTGGACTCACTATTCTCTCCGGATAATGAATAGGTTTCCTTCTCAACAGCTGGGATATCGACCTCGAACCAGAATCCCGCTCCCTGCTCCCCCTGCGTTTCAAGTGAGTAGGGGCCTGTGATTTTCGATCTTCCCTCGGTATTTGCATTCCGCCACTCATAAAACGGCGGCAGCAAATTTTCCCCGTATCGGATTGCGTACGGATTATCAACACCGATCATACCGGTCGATATATACGGGTACTTCGCGGCGACTTGCTCAGGAGTCATCCCGTCAAGTGCGGCATATTCGCTCGACGATATTTCGTATATCCTTAATGCATCAGCATTTCCTGCGTACCCCGACGGACCTACGAATACAGCTCCGAAATATACTGCCGTAGCTCCGGGAACTGCGTTCCGTGGCACTCGAAAAAATACAGTTTTAAACTTGTCTCCCGTTGAACTTTGTATAATTTCCGAGGTTATTTCCTTCCCTAACTCAGCCACTCTAATTCGGGCCTGGATACCGCTAGGTACTTTTAATGCCCCTACTGCAACGTAACATTTACCCGGATCATATTCTACTCTTTGATAAAGGTCGGCGTACGGATCTCCTTGAGATATCGTCACCTTAATACTGGAATTCCCTTCAACCTTGCTGGTCGTATCGAGCGAAAACCTTCCGTCGTTAGGCCACGATTGAAGTGATTCACATCCTCCCCAAGAAAGAAGATTAATCAAAGTCCGCCCCTTAATCTCCCCCAGCCGAAAGCGGGAATCCCTCTTGGCGTTGATCACCTGCAGCCCGGGCTGCAAGGTGATGTCTTCATATTCGGCGATATTTAGACGGTCCTCCAACATCGAAATTTCCGTGCCCTGGCTATTGATTTCGCTTCCCAGCGCGTTCATGTCCTGCGGCTGTACGGTGTCGTGCAGGTTCCAATCGGTTTTTGCCATTTAGGAAGCAACCTCCTTTACTTGAATGGTGTGGAGCAGCAAGGTGTCCGAGGCGATCGGCACATAGACTTCGTTCGTGCTGAGCGGTTGCCCCGAGGCATCGGCCAGCTCGATTTTGGTCACGAGCTCGACTCGTGAAGCGGAAATCATGTACTGCATCCCGATGGTGGACTCGTTCACCTGCTTGACCGTGAAATCGGTGATTTCCACGGTATCGTTCAATATCACTTTGGCTATTTTTGCGTTAGTATAATTTGCGATTTCGTTGAGAAAAGAACTGTTCATCATTTTACCGTCACCTCCGGACCCAGCTCGGTAAAGGCTTTGTCGCCCAATCTCCAAGTCCCGTCCAATTTGTAGACCCAATTAATCGGCCGTGCGGAGATTTCTTCTTGGAAAGCAATGACATCGCCAAGCGAAGTCTTCTGCCGGTAGATCAGATTCGCCGGCTTAATGACGCTTACGGTTCGTTCCACTTCCTTGAACACATCCGCGTTGTCGATATTCGCCGTAACCGTCAACACATAGTTGGCGTGATCGACGCCGACCAAAGTCATCCCGCTGCCCACCAAAAAATCCAGCCGTTGCTGCAAATAACGCATCGTAAACGGCGGCTTGGTGGAGTAACGGTTAATCAGGCGTTTTCGCCGGAATTCAAGACTTTCCGTTTGGGGATCAGCCTGAATGCCGAGCATTTTCTCGCGGCGCTTGATGGCCTGTTCGGAGGCAGACAACACGAACTGATCGTCCAGCAGCCGGTCCATAGCTTCCTGGACTTCAATCAATTCCTGCGATTCCACCTGAGTCAATTCCACTAGGTCCACTATATCGTGATAAAATTCCGGCAAATATTCCATCAGTCTATTCACTAAGTACGACCTCCCCGAGAACAGGGATTTGCTCGCTCCCCAAGACCAGATTGCCGGAAGAGCCGTTCAGCGTCGTTTTGGAAACATCGACTACACCGGGGACGGTCAACATCCGTGCCTCCAACTGGGCGACACGTACAACAAGCGCCGACTCGGCCGCCCAATTTTGCCGGAGCTGGAGCAGGTAAGAAGCCATAGAAGCTTCGATGTCGCTGCGTACCTGCCCGATGGTTGTCCCGGCGGCCAGCGTAACCACAGCCGAAACCGCAACGGCCACCCCTCCGGCCCCGGTGATCGTGACCCGGTGCCCGATCGGCGCCAGCCCGATGCCTTGGCCTCCGTTTACTTCCGGGTCGATCCGGGTCTGTACTTCAGCGATCAATGCCGCGGACGGCGGTGCATAATCGGTGGTAATGATGGTGGCTTTAACGGTGCCTCCGCCGTCCCATGCCGGAAATATTTTGACGCCGCCCACCCCGTCGATCGCATTCAGCTTTTGCTTGTAATCCGCGACATTGCCGCCAAACGGCTGCTCATTCACATATTCCAGATAGCGCTGGCGCAAAGCTTCATCGGTTTCGGCATCCTCTCCGGGCACCAGCAATTCGGAAAGCTCCGCGCGAGCCAGTCCTTCCACGTAGTCGACCGGCAGCAGCGTACCGTAATCACGGTTACCCAACGTGCCGGCCGTTTCGCATTCCAGCATCCATTCCGCAGACGATATTTTACCGATCACCGTATAATTCACCTCATTCAATGAAAAGCGGGTGCCGATCGGCACATCCAAGGGAATGCTCCCCGATGCGAAAAAAAGACCTTTTCGCTTAGACGTTGTAGCCGCTTCCCGCTGGATTCCGAACTCCTGCGTGCGGCGATCCAAAAATTCGCCGGTAGCCGTATCGGCAAAAGATAGATTTTGATTGCTTTCCAGTTCAATATACATTTGCGCCAATTCCGCGGCAGCGGGAGCCAATGCATCATAGATAATACTGCCGGGGCGTCTGTCTATCGAGTCCGGAACCCTCCCGAGCATGCGGGACAGAATCGCTTCAAAAGATTCATGTTCAACCATGGGCGTTCACCTCCGTTCTAAAGTCGCCAAAAATCGTATGCACCGTGAAGCCGGCGACGGCTTCATCCCCAGTGATGGCGATTTCAAAGTCCAAAACCTCGGATATCCGATCATCCTGAAGCAGAGCTTCGGTAATCCGCCGCTTGAGCTCGGCCCGAACATAACCTGACGGTCGTCCGATCAAGCCCCAGCTTTCGAATCCGTAATTGCTGTCATAAATAATATGGGCGAACCTCTCCGTTTGAAAGATTTTAAGACACGCTTGCTTAACCGCATCCAGGCCATCGGTGAATCCGGCGATCTTTTTGCGCTGAAGATCTAAATGATAGGTCCGGCTGGTTTCCCGGACAATTTGCATCTCGCCGGTCAAACTGCTGCCGATCGGAATCATGGCTTCACCACCTTGTCCCATACGACGTATTTTTGACCGCCTTGGACGCGAAGCAGCAGCACGACATCCCCTTTTTGCAAACCGGCCCGGATCACGATCTTATCGGTCAATGCCTCCTTCGTCGCTTCACTGCCGGGAAGAAGATGAGTGTGCTTCAAGTCCAGTTCATACCTTTGCAGAGATTCCGTTAAAATCAAAAAATCCTCATCAAACGTGAACCGTTGATCCACGTTCACTTCGAGAGGATGAGCGCGGGTTACCGTCCCGAACAGGACGGCCACCGGATTGCCGGCGCCAACCGCTTCACTGCCAAGCTTTCGTATTTTATCGCCAAGCGCCATCATATCACCTTCAATTCCATGCTAATCGTGTACTCTTCGCCGCTAAAACTGTGCGAGCATTCGTCCACCAAAAAATACTGGTCGATGCCTAATGCCGCGATATGAACGGCGATATAGGAACCAGCGCGAACCGTAGGATTTCCCAGTGCATCCAGCTTCAGTTTTTTAGTTTCCCGGTTTTTCAACTGGCTGAGCGTGTCGAGCAATTGCGCAATCTGTGCCTCGTTTTTGTTGGCATCTATTTTTTGCAGCAGTTGCAGCCGTCCCCATTTGGCAATATTGTCGCTGTCCTGGGATACATAAATGTCCTTGCCGCCGGTTTCCTGATTTTCCCGAACCAGCTTGATGCGGTTATACGTGTCGTTATCGATGCTTTTTTCGTAAGAATACCCGTACATCAGACTTTCCTCGCCGATGACAAGATCCAGTCGCATCTCCTTTGCATCCCGCAAGGCCAAAGCGCCAAAATCGTCATAAAAATTATAAATAATGCCCGTGTTGACGACCGTATGGTCCAATGCTTTACAGATCGTATCGATCAATTTCTGATCCTCGATCAGGGATTCAATCTTGTATTTCGTATCGGCAATATGGCCCCATTTCAGGCCAAAATCGTCGGCGATCCGTTTTATGACCGCGGCGGCGGTAATGTTTTTAAGCACATACGTTTCGCTGGAGGACAAGTACCGGATCTGGTCGTAGCATTTCACGCTGATCTGCTCTTCTTGACTGCTGCCTATCGTAAATACATATCCGTAAAAAATCGGCGCCCCGTCCCATTTGGAACGGACCACATCCCCGTTTTCGATCTTCAGGTTGTCGTCGGCAATCAGCGAAAAATCAAAACTGCCCGGCTTGCCGATCCGGGATGTTTTCCAGGAGGCATCGCTGACGAGCTCGGAGATGTCCCATACGGTTCCGTCTTTGTTGTCGAGCAAAACTTCAAGCATATGAATCTCCCCTTATCACGGCAGTTTGATAACTTTGCCTACCGGCAGCTTTTTGAGCTCGCTGTCTTTAATCCCGTTAAGACTTTGAATCTGCTTGTATTTGGAGCCGTCTCCCAAAAATCGCTTGGCTACCTTCCATAATGAATCTCCGGCAACCAAGGTATAGGTTTTCGGCGGTATCCGGGTATCCGGACGTGGAGGAGCACTGTTAGCCGTATTGGCTGGAGCCGTGTTCCCCGTTCCTCCGGCTTGCTGTTTATCAGGTTCGGAAACCTGCACTTTTTTGGCCGAATAAGGGCGGTATTCCTTTAATGAGATCTGGTATTGGATATCTCCGACTGCCCCGCCGCTTTCCGACCAGGTGAATTTTTCAATGCTCACATGCAAGCTGATTTCCATGCCGGACAAATTGACGACAAGCTTGACAGGCAGCTTCCGGCGGCGCCATTTCTGAATCGTGATGAGATAGTGGGAAGGCGAGAACCAGGTTTTGTTCCGAGGCACGTTTGCTCCGGGAAACCAGCTAGCAGGGAGCAGCCCTTCGAAGGAAATCTCCATCAGCTTCATGTTTTTAATGACATTGATTTCCCCCAGGCCGGAGATTTCATAGGTTTTGCCGTTGCCGGATTCGGAAAATTCGATTTTTTCCGGGAGCACAGGAAGCAGGATTTCTTCCGCGTCTTGGTTAACGGACAACGTCAATGAATACTCACTCATGCATACACCCCCGCGGCCGATGAAGAGATTTCTTCATCCAGCGATTGCTCGATTTTCGCCACGATCGTATCGATGTCCGCTCCATTAGTAACCGGCCCCGTCGTCACTTGGACGGTAGGCGTCAAGGACACGAAATTCTGGATCGATTTCATCTCGGCCAGTTCCCGCATCATTTTCAAATCCTCGCTGCTTATCGCGACTTCTTCATCCACGCCCCCGACCCGGTCTACCTTCCCGACATTCGGGATATTGGACGCTGAGCCGGCGCCGAAAGAATTGCCCGCAAACGGACTTGCGCTCACGTCGAGCTCGCCAGCCGGATTTTTGAATTTATCGCCGATTTTTCCTGCACCATTTTTCAGCTGGTCTGAAAATTTTAAACCACCCGAATAACCTTTTTTTGAGAATTCATTGATATTTTTATATTCCATCCGCTTTAGACTAACGATACTTTTATCGCTAACCGGCGCTTCAACGTCCATCATGCCTTTAAATTTATCGCTTAACGCATGAATATTGGTTTCATCCAGCAATTGAGCAGTGGCAAAATCGGTTCCAAAAATTCCGTTCACCTTTTCGACCAGCCAGTTAAAACCCTTCAACGCGCCGTTAATTCCAGCAAGGATAGTCTTCATAAACCCCCCGGCAAAGTCCTCGGCGGAGCGCAGCATATTATACATGAAGTTTCCAAACGTCATTACCAGATCGTAAAACAGCTTTTTAATGGCATATACCGGGTCAATGAACAAATTAATCAAGAACTCGGCATAGGAAGCAAACAAGTTATACAGTAAAGCGATAATATTGTAAATATTTGCATAAAGGGCATAAAACACCGCGAATACGACCCCAACTACTTCCTGCGCAGAAACGCCGAAATACATCAAGGCTGCGACCAGTATCCCAATTAGTGCCGCAATAAGCAAAATCGGCCAATTTATGGCAAGCCAAGTAATAGCCTGTGTAATGAGTGGCGGAATCATGTTCCACAACCCGATTATTAAATTAGGAATCTGTCGCATGGCCAATCCAATTAAAAATGCCGATATCCCGGACAACAGTCCCCACACAATCGGCAAATTATTTTGCAGCACCCCAGCAAACTGTTCCGCTCCCGCAATTAACGGATCGAATAATGAGAATACCATATTCAACCCGGTTTGCAGCCCCGTCATAAACGAAGCGACCGCGGGACTGTTCAAAATCTCGCTAACCTTGCTAATGATCGGATCAAGGTTGCGAATGGCCGTATTCTTCAGGCTCGTAAAATGATCGCTAAACGTCTTAGGCACCTGAGAGAACTTACCGTTGATCTCATCGGTCGCGGAAAACATGGCGTTCTTGATTACGTCCGAAGACAGAGCACCGCTGCCAGATAAAGCTTGAAGCTCCTGCTTGGTTTTTCCGGTATATTTGGATACCGCATCGGCCAGCATCGGGGCATACTCCGTCATGGAGCTAAAATCGCTGCCTTGAAATTTCCCTGCGGCCATGACTTGGGTCAGCTTGCCTGTTCCGCTTTTTTGGTCGGATTCGCTTTTCCCTTCGACTTTGTACGATTTGTTCAATAGCTCCTGAAAAGCAATCATTTCATCATTGGTTTTAAAGGCTTTGGGAGCCGCCTTTCCCATCTCGGCCACGCTGGAAGCCATGCTCATGTAATCGCCCCTGCTTCTCTGGGCAGCAGCAAACACCTTATCATGAAGTTGCTTTGAGGTTTGCAACTTATCGTTCACGGAATCCAGTCGGTAAAAGGTATTCACGTAGGCATCGCTAAAATCCATGGCGGGCTTCAACTGATCGACGGCCGATTTGGCCTTTTTAAATACATCGACTACGTTGGTCCCCATTTTCTTGATCCGGTCACCGAAACTGCTTTGAGCCTCTTCAGCTCCTTCCGTGCTTTTTTGAATCTCTGTCTGCGCCGCCGCTACCTGCATTTGAATAGGCACAATAGCCAGGAAAAGCTGGGCTGTTCGCGTAACGCTTCCATTGATCAACGACGACGCCTGACTCACTTCTCGGGAATAACTCTGGACCCTACTGGACAACCCGTCATACATTTGTAGCGCAGTGGACGTTCCGTCATACAATTGGAGCGCAGTAGACATTGTTGTCATTAGGTTATCAGCCTCCTTTCCGGGAAAATAAAAAACACCCTCTGCTCAGAGGGTGCTTTGATCCTATAGAATGGTTTCCTTATGTTTAGGGTCTTGCATTTGCTGATAAAACATTAAAACTTCACGGCTTTTTGGGATTGTTCGCTGCTTCTTTACCAGTTTCTTGTTAAATTTATGTGCAACGTCAAACATCATAAAAGTTGTTGAAAATTTGATGAATCCGACTTCCCCAATGGAATTAATATAAGAGATATTGTATTCTCTCGATAATGCCGTTTTCTTTTTTACATCTTTGCTGGTTTTCGTTACGGCATAAGGACGGACGATACCTTCATAAAATACCGTTCTCTCCGTTCCTTGTTCCACATAATAATGTGCAAAGTCTATTTCGGTAGAAGAAGCAATCATATTTATATGAGGGATTTTAAATACATTGTCTACTATCCATTTAAATCCTGCGTAATGTTTTTCGGTAATGATCAAAAACTCATCATCAAACGTCAGTTCAAGCAACGCTTCGGGATCTCTTAGCGGCAGCCCCGACACCAATTTTACAAAAGCCTTCGGCTTAAACATGCTCAGCCTCCTCAAGCAACGTGTATTACTTCCAATTATACACATTAGAAGAGAGGCTGTCCTACTTTTTCGCCGCTTTCTTCTCGGCTTGGATTCGCACCTGAATCATGGCGATCAATGCCGCTTTTTTCCTTGGATCCAGTTCTACGAAATCCCAAGGCATGAGATGGAATTTATGGAGGGCGTAGTAGGCAACGTTCGCCTCCCCGTCGCCCTCTTGGATCAGTTTTTTACTTCATTCGCCAGTTCGTTGACGTCCTTGTCAAAACCGTTAATCTCCTGCACTTTTTGCATCAAGGTCGCGTATTCGCCGGGCAGGAGCATTTTCCGCAGCAATTGGTCGGCGCCAAGCACCCCGTACGATTTTTGCAGCTCGGCATCTTTTAAGTCGGGAAACACCACGCTGGCGACGACCAGTTTGGTCAAATATTCATCCGAATTCGTGTCGAGCGTAACGATTCCTTTTTCCTTGATTTTGCGTTGGGAGGATTTCCGAATGACTTCGTTTTCCTCCTCCGTCATGCTCCGCAGCTTCCAAGGAATCGGTTTGCCCTTCTCATCCTTGAAACGGGCGGAAATGATCGCCTCATCCGTAATTTCCGACACGACGTTTTGCGCAAAAAACAGGCTCAAATTACTCATAATGATTCTTCTCTCCTTTTATACGCCCTGAATCGAGCTGAATGGCTCCAGAATGTCATAATCTTCAAACGTAAACGGCATTTCCTCATCCAGCATGTCGTCGCTGGTAGCATCAAATTTCGCCGCGATGACGCTGTCGAGATTGCAGTTCTTAAGAATGACGGTTTGTTTCCCGGCCGTACTGCCGGGCTGCTCGTTCACGATTTGCAGATCGAACCAGAAATCGGTGCCGGTCTGGATGTATTTGCGCATCAATTGCCGGAACGCCGAAGAAACGTAATAAATCGTCAAAGTGCCGCTACCTTTCCAACCGGCGGAACGCTGCGGCGTGTTCGTTTTCCCCAGCACGGGAACATCAACCTTGTTTTTCTCGATCGTGGCTTCGACCGTTTTGGCGTAAAACAATTCCTCGTTGCGGCCGTCAATAATGACGTACGCTTTGCCCTGTTTGCCGCTGATGGCGTCTTGCTTATTAAAATATCCCATGGATTTCCCTCCTTATTTTACCGTTACGTTCATGTAGATTTTTTCCGGACTGTCTACCGGCTGAACCGCAAGCGAAATCATGACTGCATCCACATCATCCCCAGGAAGAACCTGAAGGTCGGTTTGAGAATCGAAGTTTTGGATCGCGCCGAGCCCCTGTAGGCGTTCCAGATACGCGATAACCTCGCCCTTCAACAGGTTCCGTCCGTCCGCGTTGTTATCGATTTTGCCGATATAACTTTTGCTGAAAATCTTGCGGATATCGTTTGCCGTCGCATCCAGCACGCGAACCACCCGGTTTTTGCTGAACTTCTTGTCCTTTTGCGGCGTAAAAGACTTCAACGTGTTAACGTCCTGTTCGATCACCGCCTGACCGTTCGATGCGCTAAGCACCATTTCCCCGTTGCTCAAGGCCCGGACGATTTCGGAATGCGTATATTTAGGAGAGACGTCAACGGCATTCGGAATGGCCGCATAGGTCAGGGATTCGTTCACATCAGCCGCAGCTTCCATCGCCGCAATCTCCCAAAGCAAATGCACCGGATCGACGGTCATGCCGTCCGAGGTAATTACGCTGTTCTTCAAACTGATTACGCCCTCGTAATCGGCTCCCGGGTAATCGTGAAGCACGGTTTGAATTTTGTTCCCTTCTTCTTCGCGAAGCCGCTTCGTAAAGGCCACGGCAAGCTGCTTGATGGCCGAATCCGTGACGGGCACGCCCAGCACGTTAAACTCCTCCGCTTCAAAAGCGACGAATGCATCGGCATATTCTCCAGCCGTACCGGTCCCGTCCGTTCCGCCTTCCAGCAGCAGTCCCGCCGTTTCGGCAATCGTACCCGTTCCTTTGAAATCGATAAAGCCGTTTGCAGCTAATTCTTCCGCCTGGGTTACAGTCTGAAGATCTACCTCTTCGCCGTCCAGCAACGTTTGTACATCAAAAGCTCCCGGCTGATCCATGTTCGGTTGTACTACAACCTGCAAATCGTTGCCCCGGGTACCGGCATATTTCGCGGTTGCCGTTAGATTGCCAACCGTTCCGGCCGCTTTTTTGCCTCCGGCGGCTCCGATCCGGTAAATCAGCAGCTTGCTCGCGTGAGCCATCGCCGCCGTGATATGACGAATGCGGCTATCGGTAGGCCGGAAGCCGATTTGGGACAGAGCCTGTTCCATGTAAGTTCCCGATTCAAGCACCGTGATGCCGTTCTTTCCCCAAGGCAGCGGAGCCGGAAAAGCCGCAATCCCCCGTTCCCCAAGATTCCCGAGAGGCTTCGCCTCCGATTTGAAATTAATATAAACGCCGGGTCTTACCTTGTTTTGTACAGTAAAAGTACCACCTGCCATAATTACTTCACTCTCCTTGTCATGAATTGTTGAATTTGTTGTTCCGCTTCCTCCGGGGTATACGTCTGTCCTTCATCCAGTAGAATCGACAATACGTCCTTTTCCCTTTCGGAGAAACGACTGGACGTTAAAAATTGGGCCTTCGAAAACCTCGGATCATTCCGACTCTCCCGTGGCTTGAACATTTTTTTAATTGCCATGCTTGATATGGCCCTCCTCTTCCAAAGATTGCATTTTGGGACCTTCCGGAGCCGGTTGCCAGACCAAAAAATGAAAGCTGAAGAAAAAATGCAGACTCTTTTCAACGATTTCATATTTCATCTTGCTCCCAAAATATCTGGTCTCGTCGATTACGGCTTCCCGGAACAATTCAAACAGCGACTCTGCGGTTTCATGCAGGGATGCCCCCCGTTGGGCGGCTTCGGGAATATATTGAATAAGAAAAGACAGCGTTCGGTTATATCGCCTTCCGAGTTCCTGTTCCTGCGATGCCGTCAGCAGCTTGAGCAAAAAACAGGGACTTTGCGGAGTCTGTCCGTCCTGCGTTTGCTCTCCTCCATATACTCCGATGTCGGGAAACCGTGCAGTCAGCAGAGTCATAACTCCTTCACGAATGCGGTTTACGGTAACCTCGTTCATGGCACCATTACCTTCCCGGGCCCATGCCCCTCCAACACGCACCTAGGCAAGCTGCAAAACTGCCTGCTTCCTTCGAAACGTCCCCAGATGCAGCCGATACAGCATTTGGGCTGACTCCAATCCCCTTCGTCATCAAGGATTCCGGCCGGCGGATTTTTGTTGTTTTTTCGCGTGCTCAAATTCAGCTTCCCTCCCAAAAAGAAAAACCGCTGAATATTCAGCGGCTTTCGCGTATATTGTTGTGGTCTCACTTCATTTCCACAATACAAATTTATCACGTTGGAAGTCGAACAAATGGACAAGCATCGGGCAAATACCGGACAAAAACAGGAACTGATGTTCGTATTTTTGTCATCGAATGGATGATGGTTTACGGAGCGCCTCACTCAAGCTTGTATTCCACCAATAAAAAAAGCCGGCGATTAGCCGACTACAAATGATTGACCACCACTACTTCCCTCTTTCCTTGACACTGACTCCCCCTAACCTCCCGACCGTCGTTCTCTTCGTAAACTTCCAGCATCATGGCTACGGCCAGTATCCGAATGGCATCAGCCTTGATGCGCCGGTAGGTCCGGTCGCTAACGCCCATTTCGCCGCAGCTGATAAAATCATACTCTCCTTCGTCGTCCAAGTAACTGCGCTCGATCACTTCACGCTGCGTTTTTGTCAGCCCGTTCATCGCCTTGTCCAACAGTTCGGATTTGCGGATGAGCTCCGCTTCCCGGTCCACATTCCGGATCGCTGTTTGTTCCGCAGGCTTGCCGATCGCGTTTGTCGTACCATGATATCTGGGCTCGTAATTAACGGTAATTCCCGCTTCCTGGCGAATAAACCCGACTTGCCGATACTGCCGGACCTCTTCCAACCGTTTCTCTACGGCCGCCCGCGTAGCTGCGTAATCAATTGGCATCGTTTCAAATACGGTTAAGAAAATGTTGCTGCGTTTTCTTCCCACGGCGATCCCTCCCAGGATGATGATTTCTGTTTATGAAGTTACCATTTTGGTAACCAATAAGATACTCCTCAAATTCATGATACTACTTACATGTTTTCCTTTTAAATTAGATTACTGAATAAAAAACCCGATTGTTTCTGTCTTTTTTACCGATTCGGTAACTATAATCCCATTATAAATTACCGAAATGGTAATGTCAATTGATTTCCAGTTCAAGTTTTTACAACTATTAGTTTACCATTTTGGTAATATCGTGTTATACTATCCTAAACGGAAAAAGAGGGGTTTCTATGCAAAGTCTTGGGGATCGAATCAAATTCCTTAGGGAAAAACTGCAGATGACGCAAAAAGACCTCGCGGCTAAAGCGGGGCTGACCATAGTTCAGTTGTCCCGGTATGAGACGAGTGACCGCAAGCCGGATCCGGAGTCGCTCCGCAGCATCGTCGATGCCCTGGACACGAACGGAGACTACTTACTCGGACGGACCGAGGACACATCTCCTTCCTATGAGAAGGGGATGAGCATGTCTTTTTACGGCGGACCCGAGGCTTACACGGCAGACGAGATTGCTATGATGGAAGCAGCCTTGAAAGCGTACCGCGAACAGAAAAAGAAATTGCTTACCGGCGATAAAGAAAAAAATTAA